CATGTGGTTGAACCTTTTGAAGTACCTAAAGGCTGGTATAAATTTCGTTCTGCTGACTGGGGTTATTCTTCTCCTGCTTGTGTTTTATGGTTTGCTGTTGACTATAATAATAATCTCTGGATTTATAGAGAACTATATACGAAGAAAGTAACAGCAGATAATTTTGCAAGACAAGTAAGAATGTTAGAGAATGGTGAATATATTCATTATGGTGTATTAGATTCTAGTACATGGGCAAAAAGAGGTGATGTAGGTCCTAGTATTGCAGAGACAATGATACAGAATGGTTGTAGATGGAGACCATCAGATAGATCACCAAAGAGTAGAATTAATGGTAAGCTAGAGGTTCATAAAAGATTAAAAGTAAATGATAAAGAACCTGGTATAAGAATTTTTAAAAATTGTAGAAATTTAATTAGAACTTTAGGCACATTGCCTACAGATAGTAGAAACCCCGAAGATGTGGATACTAATGCAGAAGATCACGCATACGATGCATTACGTTATGGTTGTATGAGTAGACCAACACATCCTAAATTTGCAGAAAGATTTAGAACTTCATTTACTCAAGACAGCTATCATATGGCTGATAATAAATTTGGATACTAATGCCACTAAATAAAAAAGGTAAAAAAATTAAAAAGTCTATGGTAAAACAATACGGCAAGAAAAAAGGTGAAGCCGTATTTTATGCTATGGAAAATTCTGGAAAGTTAAAGGGTGTCAAAAAAAATAAAAATACCAGAAAGAAATAGAAAAAATTTTCCCTATACTTTAAATTTAGTATGGTGGGAGGATATCGTCAGTGAATGCAATTGGGCTGATATAGTAGATATCAAAAAAGCAAAAACAGCTGTATGCTGTAGTGTTGGATGGTTAGTCAAAGAAGATTCTAATTCTACAATTTTAATGGCTGATTATTCTTTTGAAGATAATAAAGAAATAAAACAAGGTGGTAACTATACAACCATACCTACCAAAAATATACTAAAAATAAAAAAGATAAAAATATAAGGAGAGCATATGGAAACTAAATTTGATCCAAAAGCTAAAGTTGAACAAGGTCAATTCAGTGATGCACCTGATGGAAAAAATCCAAACAGGGAACATACTAATATTGATTTTTCAAAACATGCACCTAAAAAATACCAACCGTTTGAGTATGATGTAACTGAACCAAGTAAACCTGGTGCAGAGCATGTTCAAGAATCTTTGTTTAACATGGCTGACGAAAAAGATTATTAATGAGTCTTGGACCCAAAAGCAATTTTATACCTGTAATTTATGCAGGTACTAAGAAAAAAAAGAAAAAGAAGAAAAAAACTAAAAGGAGAAAACCCGCATGATGAAAAGATATATGCACGGAGAACTTGCACCTGATGCACCTAAAAAACCTAATGAGCCAATGGCTATAGATCCTAATGCTAAAATAGTACAAGGAGCTACAAGTGGTGATGGTAATGATGCTAAAGGTAAATCAAAATCAAAAGTAGATCCAGCAATCTTTAGAATGGCTGAAGAAAGAGATTACTAATCTAAATGGAAGAAGATAAAACTAAAAATGGCGGCTACGAAGCCGAGGGTAATCCTTTAGTCGGTTTAATAAGAGGATACTTTCAACAAGCAGAAACATCAAAAGTATATGATGAAAAAAGATGGTTGAAAGCATATAGAAACTACAGAGGATTATATGGACCTGAAATGGCATTTCGTGAAAACGAAAAGTCAAGAGTGTTTGTTAAAATAACAAAGACTAAAGTTCTTGCTTCGTTTGGTCAAATTATTGAAGTTTTATTTTCTCAAGGTAAATTTCCATTAGGAGTATCTCCCACATCTGTACCAGAGGGTATAGCAGAAAGAGCTTATCTTAAAAAAGAACCACCACAACCAATGCCTCAACCTGATACATATGGTTTTAATGGTGATGGTAGAATGATTCCACCTGGTGCAACTGCAGATGACTTAATGAGAAATATTGCACAAGAATATCAAAATTTAGGTTTTGAAGAAGGATCAGCTTCACAAGGTGAACCACAAATTGAACCTGCAAGAAAAGCTGCAGAGGCAATGCAAAAATTATTACATGATCAACTAGAAGAAAGTAAAGCTATTACAATTATGCGTCATGTATTTTTTGAAATGGCATTATTGGGAACAGGAATATTAAAAGGTCCATTTACAGATTTAAAAGAATACAATTCATTTGATACTGGTGAAGACGCTGAAGGTAATGAAATTAATATACAAGTTAAAAAATTAAAAACAATACCTAGTATAGAAGCAGTATCTTGTTGGGATTTTTATCCAGATCCAAATGCAACAAACATGAATGATTGTGATTATGTTATTCAAAGACATTCTTACAATAAACAACAGTTTGAAGATTTAGCAGAAAAACCTATGTTTAATGCTGAAGCTGTAAAAGAATGTTTAGAGATGGGTCCTAATTATCAAACAAGAGGGTTTGAATCTTCTTTATATGATAGAGAAAATATAACAAGTATTTATAAAAATAGATTTGAAGTATTAGAATATTGGGGTATAATAGATAGAAAAACTGCAGATGAGTGTGGTTTATACTACGAATCTGAAAGTGATAATATATCAGTTAATGTTTGGATATGTGGTAATAAAGTTTTAAGAATGGTAGAAAATCCATTTACTCCAAATAGAATACCATATTTAGTTTGTCCATATGAATTAAACCCATATCAATTTTTTGGTGTAGGTATACCAGAAAATATGGAAGACTCACAACAAGTTATGAATGGTCATGCAAGAATGGCTATTGATAACTTAGCACTTGCAGGTAATTTAGTATTTGATGTTGATGAAACAATGCTAGTGCCTGGGCAAGACATGAAAGTATTTCCTGGTAAAATATTTAGAAGACAAAGTGGACAAACAGGACAAGCAGTACATGGAGTTAAATTTCCTAATACTGCATATGAAAATTTACAAATGTTTGACAAGTTTAGACAACTTGCAGATGAAGCTACAGGTATACCATCATATTCACATGGTGCAACAGGTGTACAATCTACAACTAGAACTGCATCAGGTATGTCAATGTTGATGGGTGCTGCAGCATTAAGTATAAAAACAGTTATTAAAAATATTGATGACTATTTACTTAAACCCCTAGGACAATCATTATTTTATTGGAACATGCAATTTAATGATGATGTACCAATTATAAAAGGTGATCTAGAGATTAAAGCTCAA